TAAGTTGTGATCTAGTAATTTTCATATCGTTACTTAAACCTCGTCAACGAGTTGTCTAATTTGATCCAAATAGTTTTGCGCAACCCTTCCGTCTGGCATGCCAAGACTTTTGTTCATTTTAGCTTGGTCGACTAGTTCAATTATTTTCTTAATTTTTGCAACCGGAGTGAGAGGTGCCGACATCGGCGGAGTTGTTTCTCCAGTTGTGAGGTCATGCATCATCAACTCATCGAGTGATTCTTTAATCATTTGTTTGAGTTCTTTTTTTGTTATTTTCATACGTCAAACTCCTTCATACATAATTAGTCACATTAAATCAAAAAGCTCATACATTATCTTCGCCAATTGGATTCCATTCGTGGTAGTCAAACAACGCTTTTGATGGCCTTTTCATACCTTTTCTCATTTCTGAGCCCATATATTCGCAATAATCTTCCCAATTGTCAATTTTGAAATACCAGTCAACTTCTGCGTCCAGAGCGTTATCCAAGTTCAAAGAGTTGAAAACTTTTTCTATGGGAAAATTTCTGGCGGACCATCGTTCTTCCACCGGGAGCAGCTTTTCTGTCATGCCTTCGCCCGGCACGTATCTTCCAGTGCCGTCCTTTCTCAATTCTTTTCTAAACCTCTTGAAATCTTCGGCATCAAACGTAAACCCTAAATATTCACCATCTTTGACTGTTGTTTCTAAAAATGATAAAACAAAGGGCTTTTTACTTGAAATAGACTCTCTGTGAGATCTCAAAATTTCTGGTGGATATACTCCATACGGAAAAGCTGTATAATATTTGTCTGGGGTCACATATGTACTTATTTTTTTACATATACTGTAAGCTACGAGAGCACCATAGAGAACGCTCCATCCCAGACAATCTCTTTTATCTCTATCCTTTGGGTGAACTGGAACATAATAAATTGGAATCTGTTTTCTCGTTTCTGACGGTCTCGGGTCCATGTTTCTACCTAGCCAAACTGGATCTTCAATCATTTCACCAATCCTATATCGAATTAATGGTTGCATATCATCGTGACACACGATCCATATCGTCTCGCATCCAGCATATGCACATTCAACAACTGCTCTTTCCACAGCAAGATAATCAGGAGCGATGGGCGTACAGGAGTCATGCCAAGGAAAATTAAAGTCTAATTTTTGACCAGCGATAGGCACTATTCCGGCTAAATGAAAAGAAGCCTGTATACCTGTCCCACTTTCAATCATTTAAAGAATTTCTCACCTTATTTAAGAAACCATGGCTACTGTCAGACTGTTCATAAATCTCTCTTTCCTGTCTGTAATCAAAAGTGAGAAAATTTGTGTCTCCGTGTAAACTTTTCCCACATAATCGCACTTCTCTGTGCGAGGGTTCAATTTTTATTGAATAGTACGCATATTTGTTGGGATCGTCATGTCTCTTCCCATTTCTGGCGCCTTTTATCCCAGCCTCCCTCATCAAGCTTAATATTTTAAATTTAGCATACGTATCAGAATATTCAAAATTATCAATCTGCTTTTTTGTCAAATAGGAGACCGCAACGAGATCTTTCCTTTTGTCATTTTCGCCACCTCCAACCCTCTCGGAAGGATAGAAATAAATCTCTTTTATGAATTCATCCCCAGTTTCCAAATAATCATAATTATGTTTCATGCCGGAGCGAACGTTAACCCAATCAACGACCTTATATCTGCTGTCTTCTTTAAATGAATCAAAACCAGATATGTTTTCTGTATCAAAAATTCTCAACTTGTTAAATTTGATTCTCACCATTCTAGAATTACTTGTAGTGACCTTAAGTAAGTTGTCTTCTTCTATCCTAATGGAAAAAACTTTATCCGCTAGGGGTATCAATCCCGCTAATGACAAATAAAAAACTAATTTTTCCCACACCTCTAGTTTTGAAGCCCCAACAGTTTTAACACCATTTGGAGCCTCTAGTTCGTACTCATCGATTTCAGTTATATATTTTTCTAAGCAAGAGCCTTTTTCAAAAAATTCAAAAAAATAAGGTTTTTTAACACTGTTTAGTATTATCGACTTTTCATTTAAATAAGAGTAACTCACAGCCTCCAGACTATTTCCAATTACCAATTCGTCAATTTCGTATATATGGCGATTTAAATCATTCACGATTCATACAGCCAGGAATCGTTTCATCCCGGATGTTTCTAGAATAATCGACTACTTTTTTGGCATATGCTATGCCTCTTTTGTTCGCATTCTTTCCTGAACAACGATAGCCGGCATTATATGCGCAAAGTCCTTTTAAAACATTTCCTCTGCCGTATGTATTGATCCAATAACTCAATATCTGGCCACCTTTTCTGATTGCCAGTTTTGGCCTCCTTTTCAGCATTCTACACCCAACGTATCCGAACTTTCTAGAAAATTTTGGGATCACTTGAGTGAGGCCGCAAGCGCCGGATCTACTTTTAGCTCTTGGGCTCCAGCGGCTTTCAACATGTATCAAAGCAGTTAGAATGATTGGATCTAAATGGTATTGCTCAGAAACTTCAATAACAGTTTCCATATGTGTGCAGGCGAAGTCAGCATTTGGCATGCCAATTGATAGAATAGCGGCGCAAATTATTTCAGCGTAAGTCATAATCATTTGTTATATACCACCCCGCATATATGATTTTCCAAAACAATTGAAAAACTTTGCTCGCCCACATTGATGTCTTGAATCAAGTGCGTAGGAACGACAACCTTTTCTCCCTTTCTGGCTAATACAGAACTGTCCGGACTTGTAGCCAATACACGAGCAAGCGTGTACTCCTCAGTTTTCTTATACCCGGCGGGCAAAAGGACTTTCGTTTCATCCTCTTCGTCTTTTTCTATCTTTTCGACCAATATGTGTCTATTTCTTGGTTCAAACTTCATGCTACTTCCTCCAAAAGATTTTTATAAGTTTCGTATTGTTCTGGTGTAAAAAAATTCCAGTACCTTCTTTCGCATCTCTTACAAAAGAATTCGGTCCCAACTGATCCATCAACTGATTTTCTGATTTGGCCTCCTGGTTCCCATGTGTGTTTTTTCAATTTAGTTATCGAGCCATCACAAAGCTCATTTGCTTCTTTTTCTGGTAGTAAATAATTAAGTTTCATTTTAACTCCTTTTGTTTATTATAGTAACTAATCATGTTATTGTCAACCACATTTTGCATAACCGCAAGATTCACAAGTCACGCAACCATCCTGGTATATTAAACCTTCACTTTCGCACGCCTCGCATGCTTTATCGCTTGCCACGTGTTCACCATTCTGAATATAGTTTTTAAGAATTCTTGCAATGCATTTTGAGAAGCTAAACATATCGCTGTCTCGATCTTTATGAAGCTGTTCAACAAGAAAGCTTGGCTTAGAACCATGGCGCAGAGCAAGAGAAATCATTCTTGTGAAAGCAGAATTTGTAGGATTGTCAAATACTGTTACAACACCTTTAATAAAGATGGCATCTTCTCCTTCTCCAACCTGCAGATCGTACCTATTATTTCTGGTTTTGAAACTATGTTTTGTCAAGATTCCTCGATTATGCTTTTTTGGGATTTCGATCAAATTTGAAAGACCCCCCAATACTTCATAAGGTTTGTTATCATACAGTCCAATAAGAATTGTCCATTTTTCACCCTGGATTGTAGTATGGTGTATGTCACACGAAAGCTCATCTGGTCGCTTGGGGGCTCCATTCTGTGGGAAACGATCGTCTAAGTTGTTTGTCACCAAAACGCCAGTTCTACTTCCATCCACGTATACTGTAATACCTTTTAATCCTTTTTTCCAGCCTTCAAAATATAGTTGACCAACAACACTAGGTTCAGTGCCTTTTGGAAGATTAATCGTTGAACTAATCGAATGATCAATACTTTTTTGAATTGCTGCCTGAACATCTATTCTTTTGGGCCAATCAATCTGATTGCTCTCTACAAAGAAATCAGGAATCTCTTCTGTTTTCATCAAATACATATATTCCTGCAAATTATGATGAAACACGTCATATTCTAGCCACTTGTCTCCAAGTTCATCAACGAAAGCCGGGACGATATCGCCCTCGTTATGAGAGAGTTTTCGTCTCCTAGTATAAGAATTCCTGAATACTGGTTCTATACCCGAACTTGTCTGAGACATGATAGAAACTGAGCCTGTCGGAGCATTTGTAAGAATAGAAATATTACGCCTTCCAAATCTAGAAATTTTTTCCTGCAAAATTTTTGGCAATCTCGAAATATAGGAATTCGATTTTTCTTTTTCCCAGTCAAACACTGGAAATGCGCCGCGTTCCTTTGCGAGATCAACGCTCTCGTTATATGCGGCATCTCTCAAAGTCTCATAAATTTTTTCTATCACACTCAAAGCTTCATCAGAATCATAACGAAGATTCAAACAAGCAATTGCGTCTGCTAGTCCATGAGTTCCGAGACCGGTCCTTCTTCCGTTTTGGCAAGCTTTAAGAAGATTCTTCCATAGCGCCTTCTCGTCTCTTGTGTCGCATACCTTTATAATGTTCTCAAGCTTTTCAATTTCAAGCTCCACCAAGTCATCTGATAATCTCATGGCCCTGGCCGCCACTTCAGACAATTTATTGAAATCAAATTTTGGATTTTTAAATGGATTTTTCACCAAATTCTTAAGATTTATTGATATTAAGCGACAGCTATCGTAAGCGGAAAGAGGAATTTCTCCACAAGGGTTGGTCGTAACCGTTTTAAAACCAACATCAGCATAATTCTCAGCAGGAAGGTTGTTAACAATATTATCCCACATCATTAATCCTGGTTCAGCAGTCTTTGTTGCCGATTCAACGATGAGGCTCCATAAATCCTCCGCCTGGATCTCTTTTGTAATAGTCGGCTTGTTAGAATCAACAGGAAATTGCAAAGTAAACGTCTGCTTATTTTCAACGGCCTCCATAAAACTATCACTTATTTTAACTGAAACATTCGCACCTGTAACCTTTGTCAAATCATTCTTCATGGATACAAATTGTTCAATATCTGGGTGGTTCACGTCCATCGTAATCATCAGCGCACCGCGTCTTCCGTTTTGTCCAATCATGCGACAAACATAAGAGTAAAAGTCAGCAAAAGACCATGCCCCAGTTGTGGTCCCGGCGGAGTTGTTAACAGAGGCATTTTCTGGACGTAAACCAGAAATGTCGAGGCCGACGCCACAACGTCGCTTGAACAAATTAGCAAGATGCTTTCCAGAATCAACAATTGAAGAAATATTATCTTTCGGAGAATCCACAACAACACAGTTGGACAAAGACACATTAACATAATCGTTTCCAATCCCCATCATAGGAGATCCCTGCGGTACGACGTATTTAAAATTCTTCAACAGGGCATATATCTCATCCATAGACATAGCCCTTTTTCCTCCAAATTTTTTCTCCATTCTGGCAAATTCTGATGCTAGTCGCTTATGCATGTCGTCTGGAGTTTTCTCGACCAACTCGCCTTTTTTATTTTTTAAGGCATATTTGGTCATCCAAACATTCGCAGCTAGTTGATCTCCGTCAAAATATTTTAAAGTGGCCTGCTCAACTTCTTTTTTAGTGTTGTCACTTACTTCTGTCACTTTTAAACTCCTTATATTTTTCTTTTAACAATTCCGCCTGCTCCTTGGCGGACTTGGTAATAATATCGTTAACTGTTTCTCCTGTTGGATCAAGCACTTCAATTTTAACGTTCGACGTATCCATCAACAATGGATAAACTAGTCCATCGGGACCAAATCTGTTCTTTGCAATAAACATTCTTCCCGTGTTTACATTCTTGTCGTCAATCGTCCTCGAAACTGAAAATATAAGATCTGCAACAAAACATTTATTAAACGCCTCAGAGATAGATTCCATTGTTATTACTTCAGCATTCAATCCAGACCTATTAGTTTGTGAGGCTGTCCAAACCGGACAATTGTTTTTTTGAGCTATCGCTCTTAGCTCTTCATAAATAGATTCTAATTCCATTCTTTTCTCTTTACGAATAACATTTGGTTTCAGAAGATCTCCATAGTCAACAAGAATCATGTCTACTTTAAAATCTCGTTGTCTTAGTTTTTCAAGATGAGTTTCTATAGTTCTTGTGGATGCAGACTTTGTTGGATATTCTTTAACAATAAGACCTCCTTCGAGATCTTGAACATTTTCATAAATGTGTTCTTTAAACGTGAACAAATCCCTAAGAGGCACTCCAGTTATGCAACTGTCGTATCTTGATGCTACCACAGTATCAGCTAATTCTAAAGTATAATGTACCACATTTTTCCCATTTTTTATAGCTTGCGCGCCTAAATGGACTAAAACCATGGATTTACCAGCTCCCGTGGGAGCTATAACAACTCCAAGCTCTCCTTTACCCAAACCACCCTTGGAGAGATTATCAATATGATTCCACCCTGTCGACACAGGGTTTCTTGCTTTGATCTCAAACCTTTTTTCGAAATCTTTCAGATAATCATAGCCAAAATTGTTGTCACATCCTAATTTAAGTGCATCATTAATAGTACATGCAATCTCATCAAATGATGAATTTTTAAGAAGTCCAACACTCTTGAGCATGGCTTCTTTCAGCACTTGTTTTTTACAGAAGTCAAGAGCAGTGTCTTTAATATATTCTTCGCCTTCGACCTCCATGTCAGACTTATAAATTCTGGAAAAATAATCTCTTACTTGTTTTTGTATGGCGTCATTTTCGTCATCCAATTCAGAACGCACAAGCGTCAACATTGTTCGAGTTGTCGGATGAACTTTATATTTCTCTCGATATTCAAAAACTTTCTGAATAAACACTCGAAGATATTTTAACTCCAAGAACTGGGTGTCAAGAACTTCTTCAATCTGATCACAAAACATCCTGTCTTTCAGGATCAATTGGCACAATTTCTCTTGGAAATCCTTGCCATATTTTGAAAAATCTGCTCTCTCTTCTCTTACCATAATAACCTTTTTCTAAGTACGCTCGCCTGGACTTGAACCAGGGACTTCCACCTTATAAGAGTGGCGTTCTAACCTACTGAACTACGAGCGTGAATATTAACTATAAAAATATTTTATATCATAGTTATACATCTTCTTAATTTTTTTAACGACTGCTTTTGCAATCATCCTTCTAGAAATTTCTGAGGAGATATTTGTTGAATAACTGTTAAAATCTTCAAGTATTTCAATTATAATTTTCTCCATCTCTCTATCTTTATCGTGAATCATTATTCTAATATACACTAATCTTCTTTCTTTGTCAAGTTCATTCTTTCCATGCACTTGTCATAATATTTTTTATCTAATTCACATCCGATAAAGTTTCTTCCTGTGTTGTTCGCGGCCATGGCAGTTGTCCCAGAACCAAGAAAACAATCCAAAACAGTGTCACCCTTGTTTGAATGTTTGGTGACTAACTCCTCAAACAAAGGCAGACTCTTCTGAGTTGGATGACATCTATCTTTTCCCGAATGAATTGGATACTGGTACATGCCGTTATCATACGAACTGTTGAAAGTAGGCTTTTCTTTCTTAACTCCAAGAAGAGCTATTTCCCTACAATTTGTAAGATAATTAAGGCTGCTATTGCGAGGCTGCGGGTTTGTTTTTATCCACTCAACAAATCTCAGTTGTTTGAAGTTGGTTCCTTCCATTTTCTCCTTCAGGTAAGATATCTTCCAGAGATCGAAGAATATAATACAAGTTCCGCTATTCTTAAGAACGCGATAAAATTGCTCAACAAACAAATCCAATTGTTCCATGGAAAAATCAGAATCCCAAGAGCCAAAGTCAGTTTGAACAGCATATTTTTTGCCGTAAATGCTTCCGTACTTTAGATAATCTTGTTTTAGTTTTTCTAGTTGCTTACTACGTAAATCCTCCGGCACATTGCCGGCTTCAAACCATCGTTCCCACTCTTCAGCAGACTTATAGTTGCCCCACTCTTTTTCGGTTTTTACATCGACCGAGCCAGACTTATTTTGTTGATTTACATGTTTGACCCATTTATCCATACCTGATTCTTTAGAGGTTATGTATGGAGGGTCAATTAGAACGAGGTCTATAGAGTTGTCTGGAATATCTAATAAAAACTCAAGTCCTTCTTTGTTGTGTATTTCAATATTATTCTGCAACTTGACGACTCACGACTTCTTCTTGTTTTTGAAAATCAAAATGTGGTTCATTATCCTTAGAACCCTTCTTTCTATTTTCTTTCGTAGTCATAAGTTCAGCATTTTCTATGGTTGTTTCACCGCCGTTAGCAACAGATATTCTATGGTCAGTTTCGTACTTGCCTCCCTTATAAAGATCAAGTATGTCAATAACATCTCCGTCTCTAGTTTTTCCACCTTGAAGGTTCCACAGTCTAAGCTTGTCTTTGAATGTAAAGCTATCCTTGCTGGTTCGAATCTTTGGTTTTTCACTTAGCGCGCCATTGTTAATAAGCTTTTCTTTCTCTTTATACAGATGGCTGCCGAAAAGCACCGCGGTTTTCCTATAAAATTTTTGATCACCATAAGTCGTAGTCCAATGAATATAAGACTTTTCTTCTTTCTCTTTTTCTATAACAGTTTCAGCATATGCATTATACTCTGCATTCTTCGCTAGGAACCATTCCATGAATTCCTCATAATCGTCGATTTGTAGACCATACTCATCAACGAGGTAAATGACGTCACAGAGATTATGCCACAGGCCGGTTTTTATTTGGTTTTTATTCAGTACCGCATCCCTACATTTTTTCACCTCTTTTAAAATATTTCTAACAGTTTTTTGTGTATTTGAATCGACACTGTTATTTTCTTTGTAATAATCATCTAAGGCTTTTTTCATAAGGCTGGTATCAAAGCTTTTGTCATGTTTGATACAGAGCTGTGCTGTCATTTGTTCATGAGTTCTTCTATCGTAGCTAGTAAGTTTTTTGAATACAAATAGAAAACCATCTCTAATGGTTGACACATTCGAAATCTCTCTAATAGTTGCCGTTAAGTCAGTTGATCTTGCTTGCCTCCACTCTTGATCGTTTAGCGGTACTGCCCTATTCACGTTCCTAAATTCATCACACATGTCGACTTTAGAAATTTTTCTTAGTTCAAGTTTTGTTACTTGCTGGAAGTGGCGAACATGGTATTGCTGTTGCGCATCAAGATCTTTGAAATGTTTTTTATGTAGCTTGCTTCGAGTATGCGCATCCGGAATAAGCGCTGGAATTTTTCCTTCCACAAACCCATAGATCGCGCTAGCGGTATTGTTACCATCAATGCTAATCTCCTCATAGCCCTCATTAAGAACTCCTTGAAAATATTCGATATCTTCCTGAGATTTCTGTGCAATGGCCCACTGGAGACAATCTGCTACGCGGGCGACAATGATTCTTGTGCCAATCGCCTTGCCAGCGATAAGATTACCAATAAATTCTGAACTCTGCTTTTTGCCCCAACCTGATCCGTTATCAAGACCTCCATATCTTTGAAAAGACCCATCCAAAAACGTTTTTAGATATTGTTCAATAATCTGTTCTATGCTTCGCTGATTTGAATCTGTGTCATAAGAATCCTTACTGGTTATTTCATATCCCATGTTTGGTAAATTCTCCTTTTATTTTATATTACCTATCATACATCATTTTTTACTTGTTGTCAAGCAAAATCTTTTCATTGTTGCAAACATTTCTGACCAATCGTATGCACCGATGCCATCTTCAATCATCAGTCCAATGCATTGAGTTTTATTTAGCTCTGGTGTCATCTCCTGAATTGCGTACTTAATCTTTTGACTAGCCTGTACTGAAATTAGTGGAGTATACAACTGCATCATTTTATAATTTCTCTGTATTTTCTTCTCTCCGCTCAAAATATTATGATGAACTTTTAGAGGCTTCTCCACTGATTCACAAGCTTCAAAAAGTGTCTGGATCTCATGCGGATTAGCCTCTGAGAGGAACGGAAACCGCTTAGCAACGGTCTTTAATCCTGCTCCCCCAACACCGTCTAGATTGTCGCTCTTATCGCCGCAAATGGCCCTTGCAAGGGCGAAGTTGTTAGGGTGTATACCAAACGTCTCAACTAGTCTTTTGACGTTTATGAACTCAACTTGGACCGGCCTGTAGACTACAGTTTTATCGTTGCAGAGTTGATAAAAATCCTTATCACTAGAGATAATAACTTTTTGAGCATCCTTGAAATGAGGCATTTGAGCAACATAGCTAATGATGTCATCTGCTTCTATTTGTTCAATCATGATCTGAGAAACTGGCAGACAATTGAGATATGCAATCAGTCTCTGCTGTTGCCATATCTTATTATTCCGTTCCTCTTCCTCGGACATGATTCGCACATTCCTATTAAGACGAATAGGCTTTCTGCCGGCTTTATAGCCCTTGTGCATCGTTTTTCTTTTTCTACTTCCGTCAGGGCCATCCCAGCAGATCACAATATGATCCGGTTTCATCTCTCTGCAATATTTCTGCAGTGATTTAAGAAACCCGAAGGCTCCTCCAATGGGTTCTCCATTGAGGGCGATTGACGGGTTGGATATATAAGCTCTCAAATAAATATTGAGTGCATCAATTACTAATACTCTTTTCAAAACCACCTTCTTTTGGGATAAAGTTTTTGAATTGCATCCATGCAGTCGCCCAATAAGCGTTGATAATATTTTTCGTCTTTAATTTCTGAGATTGGAGGGCTCCAAGATAATTTAAGTTTTTTCCTGCCTGCTTTGAGGGTTTGCCTCTCATTGCAGTCAAAGATTGGACTTGGAAGTTCTTTATTTATAAGTGTAAATTTCATCTTCGGAAAACATTCTTTTAGGTCGTTCAAAAATCGCTCTTCCAGATCACAATTGGAATCACAATTTATAACATTCAATAGTGCCGTCATTTGTAGTATAATATATCCTTTTTATTCCAACATGTTTTAGAGCTGTCTCACACATAGTGCAAGGTTTGCTCATTTTGAATTCTCCTGCTTTATCTACTCTTACAACGTAAATATCTGTCCCTTGTGTTGTAGTTCGATCTAAATTAAGTACTGCTGCCAGTTCAGCATGCAGCGTCGATATTCCTTTGTCTCTCTCGCGAAATCTTTTTCCGAAAGACGAATAGGACCATTTATTGTGAGCGGCATTTATGATGTTTCCTCCCTTTACCAAGACGGCACCATGATTTGGACGACGATGGTCGCCCTGTTGAGCCATTCTCTTTGCAACCGACAAATAACGTTTAGTCTTATTGGACATGTTCGTACCCTGCATCATCGCGGCCGCGTAAGACGCGGACGATGATGATGATGCGCGCGAATTTTGTGGCCTCGGCGGTTGCGGCGCGGCCGGGCAATCTGCCGGCGGTATCTCCAGCTACGACGAAACTTTCCGTAAAATGGAAAATAGTAAACCGTAGAATATGTACGTCGATAGTTGGCCACCCTGGTACAAAGAACAACATCCTCATACCACACCTTATCTGGTCCGTCAAACCCCTCAACATATTCTACTTCGCAGTACCGCTGTGGAGGATGAGTCTCCTCCACTTGCGCAGCACAGCTAACACTAAAAAATAGTGGCAAAAGAAAAATGATGTTTTTCATTTTTACTCCTTTTGTTAAAAAAAATGATTCTTTCATTATTCTTCCTCTTGTTCTATGTCATAAAAATCTGATGCTTCGCCTTGACGTTTATCAAATTTAAGGATGACCTCTTCATCCATTATATTTAATACTCTATCACGAAACTTCTCATTTGTCAACATGTTTTTCCATTTTGATGGCTGAAACTTTTCTTCCGTGCCATCTTTATATTGAAGCGAATACCATGCTCCACTTTGTTTAAGGTGTTCTGAAGCCTTGATTGCTTCGAACCAACTCTCTTCGTCCTGAATACCGATATTATCTCCCCATAAAATTTTAAAACTTGCCTGTCGGCCTTGAGTTCCAAAGCGGCTTTTTTTCAAAGTAGCCTTGACCTCTGACCCCACCCTAAACCCTCTTTCATCGAGGACAAAGCTGGCCTTTGACTTTCTACCCGTGAGCCAAACGCGGAGAGAGTACGCGTAGATCATGGCTTTTCCACCGGGTGTCATATAAGGTTCAACCATTGCCTCAGAGGGGCTTCTAGTGATGTTTGTCTTAAGTTGATTAAGAACTAGAAATGTAGACTGACTATTCGCAATCGGAACAGTTAGCTTGGACATTCCCTTGGCGAGTATGCGGGCTTTCACCGCCATTGAAGAGAGAGGGTTAAAATCGCCTTCGACATCACTAACGGATGGGGTCAGAGCAAGACTGTCCCAAATGAAGAGCATACGATTGTCATTATTAGCGAGAAGATCTTCAATTGTTTCAAGCACGAACTCAACGCTTTGTGCTTGAATATAAAGCAGATTCTCTAGGTCGCAACCGGTTCTTTCTAAAAATGTCGGATCAATTGCTGACTCAGAATCAAAATAGATTACGTCAATACCCATATTCTGAGCGTTAGCTGCAATCTGAGCAGCCATGTACGACTTACCCGTTGATTCTAATCCAGCAATTTCAACAACTTTTCCAATTGGAATACCGGTGAGCTTTCCACGACAAACGATGGAATCCAACCAACGAGATCCGGTTGGAATCCAATCCTTCACTTCTGTTGGATTACTATTAGTTAAATCGTGTGCAACAGACATACCAGCCTTCTTATTAATAAGGCTGCGCATGTCCGACATAGAAAGTTTACCTGCTTTATTTTTTGCTTTTCTCGCCATAATTAAATCCTATTACTCTCCTTCTGGGACTGATTTCTCATTTTTTATTGCTAATGCTCAGAAGTTCAATCTCGAAGTTCAAACTCTTCCCAGCTAGAGGGTGATTAAAATCCAGAACAACAGAGTCCTGTTCAACTGAATCAATTTTTGCCATAACTGGTTGCCCCTGTGGATCATGACCCTGTACGAGAAGCCCTTCTTGAAGTTTAAAATCCGGAGGAAACGACGATTGCGGCACAGCTTGAACTGCCTCGGGGTTGACGTTCCCATAAGCTTCCTCTGGGGATAATTTAACGTTTTTTACTTCGCCAATCTTCATTCCCGCCAGAGCCGAATCAAAACCTGGAAGCAGCTGCCCTGAGCCAACCTCGAAGGACAAAGCCTCATCACGTGTTCGCGAACTATCGAATTCGGTTCCATCATCAAGAGTTCCTACGTAATGTACACTTACCGTTTCTCCACCTTTTACCTTTTTGCTCCTTGTTTTTTTCATTTTTGTTTTTTTACTTTTTTCGCTCTTCACATCATCTTTTGTACTCATTATATTATATCCTTTTGTGTTTTAGTTTGAGGCACCTGTAACCCCGTGCCTCCCTGCGGGTGAGAGAGAACTTTACGAAAGAAGCTCACTGAAAGCTTTATCTACCGAATCTCCCGATTCGGTGTTATACTTCTCTACATCAGAAGAGTTATCGTCAACATTGCCCGATAAATATTCATCGAGAATGGTTTCAACGTCTCCCGGTGTTTTACGCTCAAAAAGCGAGTCAAGATCCGGAATTGTATCCAGCCATTCAGCACATTGTGATTCTTCCTCACAAAGTGGCGAAGGGCGACGGCGCGGAGTAATCTCCGTTTGAGGGAAGGACGCTCCTGCAGGCTTTCCATAACGAATCACCAGATCAGTTCCAGTTTCATGATCTGTGATATCGCCATATTCAGGATTGAGGACAAGATTAAGTAGCTTCTCATAAGCCATCTTGCCAAACCCCCAAATACGCACACCTTTATCTTCTTCGCCACGTACTACCACGGGAGCGAAGAAACGCTGGCGCGCTGACAAAGACTTTGCCATCTTAATACTCTCTTCCGTTCCCTCCTTATAGAGTTTGCGAACAAAATTATCGAGTGCATCGTCTTCTCCAAAGTTCTTTTTTGGACTCAAGAACCCGGGAGCGTTTCCGACGTTGTAGTGAAACCAATAATCCTTGAAAGGATCCCCATCTGGAGTAGGAACGATGCGAATCGTTGTCTCTCCATCTTGAGGGCGCCAGAAGTTCTCCCGGCCGCCACCGTTTTTATTATCTAGTTCGCTGCGTCGTGAACGCATTTTTTCCATATCAATACCCATTAATTTCTCCTTTTGTTGAGTAAAGTCAGAATGACCAATTTCTCATTCTGCTATATTCATAGTAACACAATGAATTCTGTTTGTCAAGTGTTTTTTTCACTTTTTTGTCGTTGAATTTCTGATGTGTGGCTAACCACATATACATAATTTTTTACATAATCTGTTGCAAAAATTCCGTAGCCAACTTTTAAATCACTTTTAACTTGTTCTCTGATTTTTTTAAACAAATCTCCCTCTTCCTCAAGTTTACTTTTGTTTATTGCATAATAATACATTATTTCTTCTGTTTCGTCAAGGGGAAAAAATAATTTTTTTTCACCATCATCAATGTCCATGATTCCAATAGTGGAAATTCTGTTAATATTGCGCGGGGGTGCCAAAGTGCTAGTTACGGGATTAATATGATTATAAACATTAATCATATGCATCGTAGAAACAATCATCTCATTTAATCGTTCATGATATCCAATTATTGACACGTTCCCTAGATGTCGCTCAATTTCAGGGTTGCTCACTAAATAAATTCTTTTAAAAACTCCGGATCTGGTATACTCCTGTAGAATATTGAAAGTGGCCCATTCGTGAGATACACTTGCCGCAGGGAGAAGTTCAACCTCTGGCCTAATATAAAGAATGTTTATATCACAATGTTTTATAGTCTCCAAAACTCTAAGAGAAGCTGCGGAAATGGCTCCGGCGCCGCCGATAACAAAAAGCACCTCCCCCTGAACATCCTTAAAGAAATTACTCATATTCGGGCAATTCTCTTCATATTTTTCTGGATCTTCTTGTCGTGGCATCTTATATACGTTGTCTCGATCAACCTCTATATCTGTGTCAATCTTATAAATTTTATACTGACTATATTTAGAAAATTTATCAGCAATGTTACAGCCAGCATTACCCAAGCCGATTACGGTTTCCATTATACAAGCTCCTTAAGATCGCCAAAGTTTTTACCAGTTTTGACACCAGTTTTAAACTTGCCAAATCTCGTGTTAGAAAATTCGCTTATGATATCTTTCATGAGATGTTTATCGTCCGCATGTAAATCAACAACTATGCTGTCGTGTACGCAAAAAGCGATATTCGATTTCTTGTTGTCTAGCATATCATAAATTTTAATCATTTTTTGTAAAATAAGGTCAGCGCATGTGCTTTGAATAATATAATTCAACGCATGGTGTTTATCCGCCTCGATCTCTCTGTTAAAACAAGTCCTAACTGTTGTCCCATCCCAATAATCATTTAAAACTTTATCTTTATCATACATCTTCCTCAATATTTCCTCATTGGGATGTTTCTTTGAATTGTAAAGCCATGCAAAAATAGAATTTTTAACTTCTTGTCGCGATAGAACCTTGTTCCCAGATAAAACTCTTCTATTCCACTCATGTATGTCCATATTTATTTGATTCCTATCTGATAACGCCAACAAGGTTCTCAACTCTGCTCCGTTATAATCCAGTTCGACAAATAAATTATTATTTGGCTTGATGATGGAGCGATATCTTTTTGGAAAAGTAAGAATCGGAAAACTGTATTTTTTTGTCGTAAGTCTTCCAGTCTTTGTGCCAAAAATATCATATTTTATATATGGTGAAATACTATTGATTTTCTTTTTCCATTGCCTGGCCTTATGTTCCGATAGAAATGGCTTAAGCTCATCAATGTCTATATTAAGCTTTTGCTGATTTACGTCCTCGATCACTTTTGTTAATGAGGTCAGGAATCTCAGATTTTTTGGCGGCAAAAAATTTTCAAACACGTGTTTTGTGATCTTATTTTTTACTCCACAAAATTCTAATAAAAACCTCTCCGGCACCAAATCATAGAAGCAATTGTCGTCCATGGATACTTTAGAAAGATGAAAGGATCTTATAAAAGCTTTTAACTTATTGTTTATTTTGTTCCAATCTTCTTTTATATTTGGGGGACAAACATCATCAAGAGATTTGCCACCACACTGCAAATAGCCGTATCCAATTTCTCTATCCCGGAGAAAAGGCGCGTAATCCCATGTTTGATTAATTCCCTTAGGAAGTTCATCATTGAAGTGAAGATCTCCGTCATAATATACCCCTATACATTTATGTTTGTTATCCAATGTTTGAAATAACATCAACCAACCTTGTTAATATCCGCTGTTGTCGCCCATGTAAGCAGTCCCGGCAAATGAGCCGGCAAAGACCCCAGAGGCCAATTGCTGTTGTGCAACACTAAGTCCAGTTGCCTCTCCTTCTCCTTCTCTTGGTTTTTCATAAACAACTTTTTTAGTCTCGTTATTAATATAACACAACGCTCTCCCATTGTCAAGATTATTTTTATCATAATATTTAAATATCTTTTTCAAGCGTCTCATTTTTTGTTTGTGCGCGCCCTTTGTCCAAGCAATTCTTTCTTCAAATGAACGTAACTCAAAATAGATTTGTAGCCAACTAAAATCTGTAATTTTAGTGAACTCTTCATGTATCTGAGATAGAAGAGTTCTCTCGATTGTGTTACGTGATAATTTTTCAACAACTTGTTGGTCTTTGCTGATACACCCTTTGAGATAAAAAGTGTCAACTGTCGGATACGTGTCAACAAGCTGATTATATATGAGCAATAAAGTTGATTTAAGACTCTGAATGTCAGTCATATGGGCCTTATCATAATATTCACTTAGAAAGTGTTCGACACTTTCGGGATATGTAAAAGATTTATATCTAGCCCCAGAAATTGTAGTTGTAATTTTGGTGCCGTCAGGCATGTAGACCTCTTTTTTGGTCCAGGTATCTTCTTTTTGCTTGTCGTTTCCTTCCCATTTAAGATAAACTGTCTCGTCCCTATAGGTTTCTTGTCTATAACAATTCTCCGTCAAAGGATCTTGAGCTTCAGTTACCGTGGAAGCATTACTAGCGTTATCGATATCTGATTTTTTCCAATAATGCTGCATGTTGGGAGAAGTTAAATTTGCTACAAGGCGCCATGGGGCGTTTTCGTCGACTAAAAATCCATATTTTCTTGCCGCGTTTTTATAAAACTTGAAATTTGAGTCACTCATCCACTGATATTTGTCCTCATCTTTATCATGGTTCCTTAATCCTAATTCAATCATCAGACCACTAACAAGAGGCGTACATTGGTTGGATTTAATCATCGCAGTTCTCGTTATCGGATATCTACTGCTAAACATTTTGGCAAAATCCATAAAATTCTTTAGAAAACTTGCGAAGTCAACAATCTCTGAATTTACTTTATTGCGTTCGCCAACGTAAACGTTAACAAATGCGCTAGCGATGCCAAGGATATGACTCCTGTAGTGCATATCAATATCTTCAAAAGCCCTTTTAGGTTTTAGATCTCTTATCAAGCCATCTTCATCTATTCTACCAAGAGCATCAGCCTTCCGGAAATAATTTCTTAAATCATTGAAAGCCCTAGTCACAAAATCAACTGCTAAAAATATTCCATCTCCTCGGGCGGTCCGGAGCTGTGATAACAAATTTTCTCTTGACGCTTTAGAAAGATAAATTGAATTTTGTTTTATATCGATCCTTCCATAGTGCTGCCTTTCATACCATAGGTCTATTGGCTTTGGCGTGTGTCCTCCGGCATAGCTAAAAACAGGATATCCTGCTTCTTTATATATTTTCCTATCATGGTATTTTGAGTAAGTCATCTTTATTATTCTCCTGAGGTGGCCATAGTATCTTCCAGAATTCCGCTAGCGTCACCAAATGACTGTTCTGATGTTTGCTCCGTTATCGATAGTGACTGAACAGGTGGGGTTTCATAACCACCTCCAATAGGAGCCTCCCATCTGCCTTCAAGTTTCGTGGTCCACTCTAGGGCTCCACCAAAAGAAGAAACCTGATTACTTGTTTTCACTATGAAAAAATAACCTCCTAGGCCAAGTTGTTGCGCCTGTCCTTGAGTTACATGAGACCATGGGAAGCGGAGATATATGTACTTGCCGGGCCTAAGATCTGTATTACCATACAAAGTCAAATTACAATGATATGGTTCACTAAGTTGTTCCATGTTGCTCAGTATGCCCGCTTTCTCCGCCTTTGCTTCAAGGAAAAACGGCTGATCAGCCCTACTGAAATCAGCTGATAGGACCGGAGTTCCTTCTTGCCCCAAAACAATATGACAAATGCCTTTTCGCGCGTCCGCGTCTTTATCGCCCTTAAGCCAGCCTACCGATGGTTCAGATGCATAAATAAACATTACGTCACCTTCAAGAGTTTGAATAGTGGCCGGTTTTCGGCTCTCATATACCGCGAGGACCCCAAGCATCGCGTTGGCCGTGGCTGTGTCCACATCGGGAAGAAGATAATAACTAGTATCTTCGCCGGCCCCGGCTCGAACAAAAGCAAATTTACTGCTATTTGGCAAAGTAATGTAGTCAATTGACATTCTAGACTTATTAGCTGGAGAACCTGGGGTCTTACATTTGTTTGTTAGTGCGCCTTTAACAAGATAATAAAGCATATCTTTGAGGAATGCTTTGAATGAACGAGTTTCCTTTAAGTTTTTTACAAACTTTTCCATTATAAACTCATTCCACAAATCTAGAGAGATTGGAATGTCTGCTATGTTTACTGTTTGTTTCATCCCTGTGCCAGGGTTAACGAATTCTATATCTCCCAGGAGTATTTTAACACTACCTTCCGGATTTTTAGTACTTGACCAAAAATCAAGACCTAACTTGGCGCGTTTACCATCGGAAACCAAAAAATCTAATGTCGCATCTAACAAGTCTCCAAGATAAACCCAATGTAAGAGATGCCACTTTCTTTCGCCCGGGCCCGGGAGAAGATTAGGATCTCCAAACCCCTTGGCGCCTTCCTTTTTTGACGCGCCTTCCATCGTATTTTTAACTGCCTTTTCCACCTCGCGAGTGTACTTTTTTCTATGTACGGTGGAAGAGCCTTGTTTTCCGCCAGACACCAACTCAGCGTTTTTTAAAATGTTATTAAGTGTCGCTGCACCCACGGCTATATTTTGTTGCTGACGACTATCTTTTTCCAGTTTACGAGTAGCGTCCACTTTACTCGCAAGAGTTTCCTCGGTATCAGTGCCTGCTGCTGCTTGATCTCTTTTACTTGTTAAGTCCTTTTTTGCGCCTTCGGAAAGTGTCGGCTGTCGTTGGGATCTTCCAGTTTGCCATTCATTAAGGCCTCTCAAATCTAATTTATAAGTGTATATCAGACCTTTACTTTGTAGTTTCCTTACCCACATACTATATGCATCGGCCAAACGTTGCTCTTGTGTCGCCCCGTGTGCAGTCGCGAAAGTATGATGCGCTCTATCTTTTTTAAGATGCTCGAGCATCTCTTCGGCTTGTCGTTTTTTCATCTCCTCGGTCGCTCCGCCACCGCCGAAACCACTTTTAATGTCGCTCGAGGGGCCAATGTTGTCTAACACATGGGCGCGCATGTCTTTTTCCAATTCTTTAGTACGCCACTCGGCATAAGCTGCTTGCCTTGCACCTTTATCCCCGGGAGCCATGGCTTCGGCGCCGACTCCATGTCCTGATTCGCGGAATGCCGCGCCCTTCATGGCCTTGTCGACGTTTGCGTGGCCTCCTTCGCGGGTTTTAACACTGTGCATGAGGTTTTCATATTCAGTCGGGAAGTTGTTTTCCATCTTCTCTAAGTCTGATTTTATTTTTTCATAATTTGCTTTCTTTTCTGGAGTGTTGTACAAATTATTCCTAGCAAGGGTTGCCTGGGAAGCTTCTAAGTTTTCCTGCATCCTATCAAGCTCTTCTTGAGTAACAGGATCAATAGAATGCGCAAGAACATTTGCGCCTTTCGTCAAGAGTTGTTGTTCTACAGCTCCATTATATTCAATGGTCATTTCGAACCCGCCAACAGAGGATTCAAGCAACGGCTTAATAGAATGAAATTTTGTTGTCAAGAAAAAAAGCACCTTTGAGCCGCCGATTGCATCACGAATCTTTTTGGCGTGCTTCTTTAAATTTGGTATTATAGATTTTCCCGCGAACTTTATGTCTTTCAAGGAATGAATAATTCTTTCTATTGACGGAGGGTTATACCCGATTTCAACTCTTATTCTAAATGCTTGCGGATCCCAGGTTTTGTGGGAGCCTTTTGGTCTTCTAATCAAATCGGCAAAACTATACGTTCCTTGTCCAGAACTTCTTTCTTTGAAGAGAGCGTCCATGGATTCAAAATACATGTTTAATTGACAATTAATGTAATAATCAACCTCTACCGGATTGGTGCCCAAATAATCATACGAAAAGGATCTCAAGGAGACTCCTAAATTTGGTCTATTAGGTTCTGCAATATTACTGAAATCATTAAATGGAAGCAAAATTTTCTTTTTGCTGCTCCGCATAACTTTGAATATTTTTACGTATGGCTTCAAATCGGCAAATATTGATTTAGGGACTCTTTCTAGTAAAGTACAGCCACCGGGGCTCGCAGTTAATCTATTAAAAAACAACGTGGAGGCATTGTCAGCCACAGCTGTTGACTTGAGCATTCCAAAATGCTGATAATCTTTTGCGATCTTTTCGCCTTTCATTTTTGTGAAATGATCAATACCTTCCACAAGAATACACTGATCTAAATACGCAGGCCCTTTAGTCTTTGCGTCCTGATTAGCTGCGGAACTATTTGGATTATCACCTGCCATTTTTTCCTACCTAAAATACGTAATTAAATCATCTATCGGAAATGGAATATTTATCGTATCTCCAAGCTCCAAATCAGTCTCTAAAGGTGTTTGATTAAACCATGGAATTATCCACCAATAATCTACTGTGTCATAGTAACGATATGAAAGTTTATAAAATCTATCTCCAAGTGTCCAAAGATGAGTCACGACTCTAATGTCCGACAACTCATCGAGTGTGGGATAGTTGATAACGGGTGTTCTATATTGGGTAATCGCTTTAACCTTCCGAGAAGAAAGTTGTTCCCCATAAACTGAACTGTTGCCGTTTCTAAAGGTCCCTCTTAAATCGTATCTTTTATATGCCATTTCTAATCCCCATTTATCCAATTCCTATTGATTTGGCTGTCATTTTTCCCAGGTCCTTACCTACCTGTCCCACGGTTTTGAGGCCTTTCCGAACTGCTTTGCCGGGATTATGTAGCCATGTTTCATCCGGTGAGGTTCCGTATGGAAAATGTTTGTTTGAGAATTTTCGATTTTCCCAGCCCGGGGTCTTCTCGTGAACTGGATAAAATGTGAACCCAGCAGTTATCGCTTGTGGATACACAGACGTCGATCCCGATTTGGCTCGTTTGCCGCTTTTTCTCGCTCTTTCTTGTGCATCAGAAAAGAATCCGTCGTCCATAACCAGATCATATTGAAAATCTTGTACATATCCTAAAAGCCCAGAGGTGGCAGCAGAAGCCCATGAACCACCATCGCCAATTAAATTTAACATTCTTATTCTAAATATTGGTGAGCCGCCGACTTTTGGAGCATAATGCTTAAACCCTCCACTTTTAGTTGATACCTGCTCACCGTAAAGCATACGACTAAACAAAGAAACATTTCCTAAATTCTGTTTTGCCTCTGCGATATCATATGCTGGAATCGTCCATGCAAGATTAATAGATCTAATAGTGCTTTTCCATTTCCTCAAAGGTTCCGGGTGCATAACGAAATACTGCTCGTCATATGATGTCGCAAAACTTTCTTTAAAAGTTGTTAAAAAGGCTTTGAACTGGACTGATTTTCCGGAATTGATGTGAAATATTTCAATCTTACAATTACCTGCTTTTGCTATAGCATCTGTTTCCACCTGCCCGCCACGTCTGTTGGCGATTCTGTTTTTCAACCATGATGACATTCCCATTATGATACCCCCCACTTCATTTCTTTATCAGCTTTCGCATCATAACCCTCAATAAAGCCTCTCAGCATATTGCCTTCTACATGAATTATAACTGGGCGTTTGTTCGATGTCGTCGCCGCTGTGGTTGTCGCATCAGACAATCCTGTAACTGCTTGCAATAAATCACCCATTCCAGTAAAGGCGCCTGCACCAGCGGATGCGGCGGAGTATTCATTAGCAGCTTGAACTATCTGCCGAACCCTTTCCACGTGTGAGGACTCAATCTTTGTTGAAGTTGCTAGCAACTTATGTACGCCTCCTGGTGCTCCGTCTTCGCCGGCCGCGCCAGCTCCGCCTGAAGCCATCTCTACGTCGGCCATTCCCTTGCCTGCTTCATAACTGACATCTCCCACTATCTTTAATTTCGGCGCAGCTGCATTAGCTTGCTCAGCTATGCTACTAAGAGCTTTTGGCATCTTATCGCCAATAACATCCATGAGAGTGGAGCCAACAGAGGTGTCTTTAAATTTGCCTATAATAGAACCTACTACGTCCGCGACAAATGAAAGGGGAGATATAATAGCTAACGCTGCAGATTTAACTGCATTTAAGGCCGCTGGAAATGTTTTTCCAATTACATCCATGAAAGTAGATCCAACATCATCTCTAGTGAACTGCTCTATAAGCTTCATTAACACATATACAAGGCCGCCGACAGCTAAAATTATTCCACCGGTGGCAATATTAAAACCAATAAAACTAGTTGTCAGCGCGCCGGTAGCGGCGGTGGCGACACCTGTTGCGCCAGCTTGGGCTCCCATAGCTACGGCAGTGCCGGCGGCGCCGTGTGCAGTTTTAGCTTGAAGTGCATTCAAGATTCCCAGCTGTACATTCTGCGAAGCTGTTGCCGTCTGCCAAGCGCCAAATGCAAGAACTAATTTCACACCTATAGCTAACGACAAAATTGCCATCCCAACCCATGGTTCAGCAGCCAAGAAATCAATAACCGCTCGAAAAGCTTCTATAAGAGGCGACATACTCACAGCAAGACTAATAACAGCATTTTGTAAGTTTTCAAACATGGTAGTGGCCTTCTTTGCCATCTCTGCCATATCTTCCTGTGCTTTTTTGTTTGCTTCCGCCTTCTCTTGAGCAGCATCGAAGCCGCCTAAAGACTGTCCGAAGAAAGCAGCTGCTTCACTCATATTAGAAATACCCACCGAAGCAGCCAGAGACTTCTGTTCATATCTACTAAGCTGATCAAACTGAATTCCAGCGTTCGCAACAGATTCTAGAACTGCTCTGTTTCTTTCGGACTCCGTTTTATATACCATGTCAAGACTATTCAGGTATGGTCCGCCCAAAATACCATTTAATCGACCCACTGCATCCGCTGCGCTGGCAAACGTATCAAACTGCGCGGCGAGGCCCAATAAACTGCCCATGGACAATCCTGTCGCAGCTGCTTGAGCTTCCAACGCCTTGAACTCGTCTGTCATTTTGTCGCCATAAACAGCAATTACACTTGAGGCCGCTTTAAAGTCTTGCATACCTTTTGTGACTGAAATATTCAGCCCTTGAAAATAGCCGGTCAAATCCGCGATTGTGTCTTCGGCCTGCTCGCCAGTTTGCCCCATGACTATGTTCAACGTGTTCATAATCTCGGTGGTATCAGCAACCGAAACGCCCGCCTGTGCCATTGTAGCTGTAAACTCTACCATGCTTTCTCGAGCGCTAGCGGACGCGGTTCTGAACATAACTGTATTATTAAGTAA